GGCTGGCGTTGTGTGTGGCTACTTTGGTGTATCAGCATGGATGTCAAAAAAATAGATAAATACCGCCAGGAACTCAAAAGCTTCTGCGTAGCGACAGGTTTTCTTGTGGCTATTATGGTTGCGTTGATGTGCTTAGTAGGCTATCTCACAGGGCTACTGATATGGTGGGGGATCCACGGTGCCTGATCCATTAACCGTCACTGCTGCGATTACGTTAGCTGGAAAGGCTGTAAACCAAGTATCTAAGCTCGTCCAGAGTGGCCGTGAGATTGAAGACTGTATGGGTCACATAAGCCGTTGGTTTGAGTGTTGTTCAGATATAAACAAAGCTCGAGAACGAGCAGAAAACCCTCCATTTTTTAAGAAGTTAACTAATTCTAAGTCTATCGAAAGTGAAGCTCTGGATGCCATGATTGCTCAGAAAAAGATGCGTGACCAGAGAGCACAGCTACGTGAACTCATTATGTGGCAGTGGGGCAAAGACGAATGGGATAACTTACAACGCTTAGAGAAAGAAATCCGTGAGAAACGTGCAAAGGCTATTCATGACCGCATTGTGCTCAAACAGAAGATATTTGATTTTATTATTGGGATGGTAGGTATAGTTGCGATTATAGGAATAATTATTGGATTTATCTGGGTAATATCATTGGGCGGTGGTGAGTGATATTGGTTTTTATGTTGACTACATTCCTTGATGGTGCGCCGCAACCAGATAAGTTTTACTGGGAATCTATTGATAGGTGCCAATACTTTGCCCGATCATTACGAAGGCAGAATTATTGGCAGTCACAGAAGTACAATCAACCAGAAGTAGGGGCGACATGCACCCCAGTCATGGTCAACCCTGAAAGAACAAAGGTCTGGCGTTAATAGATTTTTGTTGTTTTGCGTCTATTGTTCATGACTTGACCGCATCCAGTAGCAATAAACCCACCTTTTTTAGCAGTTATTGTCTTTACATTAGTAGGTTTGCCGCCAGGGTTACCCGCTGCACGTTTCCTTCTAACAGCACTTATTCTTTGCGATTCAGTCATCTGGTTTGCTTTGGATCTAGGCACACACTTAGGGTAAGCCCGTTTGCTTTTGTTAGCCGACTTGCGACCGCATGGTTGGTACTTACCGTTCTTTTTAGGAGCCCCGATATCTACCCAGTCTCCTTTCGAGCCTTTACCAAACCAAGCTGTTAACCCACCCTTGGGTTTAGCACTAGCCATTATGCGTACTTACCGCCTCGAGCTTTGTAGGTTCTAACCAACCATCCGTTTGCATATGCGCTAGGGTACACCTTAAACTTTCTTTTAGCTTCGGCTTTTACTCTTGCATATAACGCAGGATTAGTAGGTTTAGCCCCTTTTTTTCTAGCTGGTTTTCTTTTGGCAACCATGTTTAACCCTTAGACCTTTTTCTACGCTTTGCAGACATTTTAGCTAATTTGCTCTTAGCCTTCTTCACACCAGTTTTCTTAACGCCACCACGTTTCATACCCGTCTTCTTAACGGTATTCATGCCGCCGCCTCTCATTCGTTTTCTAATCCCTGGCATTGATTATTCTCCTATATAACTCGTTACGTTTTTTAAGTATCTGTCGAACTTCGTAGTTACCATGATCCCGGTCATAGTACCCTTTACTCATCAGTTTCTCTGACGCTTTGCAGAGAAGACCTAATCTTTGTACGAAAATCATGCCATAAAGATATTCAACAGTCGAATCGAAATTAGCGGTTTCTATAATGTCATTGGTCTCATCTTCCGGGTGAAATCCCATGACATATAAATCACGGTCCCCGAAACAGTTTTCTGATATGACCTCGTTTATGCCGTCTAAGTAGTTATGATATCTTTCCTGGTCATCGTCATATTCAAAGTCCACCACAATAACTAACTCAAAATCGTCATTGTAGTCTTTTAGTATGGAATATAGTGGAAGTGGACTCACCTCATGCTTGAACTGTATGTCCACTTTACGGTCAGCCCATGCCTTTGCCGCAAAAGGGCAAGCGGGAAAATCGTTGTAGTTTGAGTTAGGTTTTTCTAAAGCGTATGAAGACCAAGCTCTTATTTCTTCACAAACCTTAGCCTCAAGGACTTCGTTCACCTAACATTTCCACCTTCTTCTGGCTTGGCGTATTCTTGAATTTGGATTGTTTCTGGTTTTTGCAGAACTGCGTTTTAATTGTCCCAGACTACGAGCGCAATATGACTTTCTACGTTTAGCTGCCTTACTACCCGCTTTTACTTTGCCTGTAACCGCTGTTTTAAGTTTAGACCCGGGGTTTGCCCGACGATGTGCTTTAACACCAGCCCTAGTCATTCCCGCCCCAGATTTAGTAGGACGGTAATTGGCACCCTTACCTCTTGTCGTGCGCCTTATAGCTACTTGACGCTTTCTCTCTTTCGGCATCTAGTTGCTCCCTTTTTTGTCTGCGTTTGTACTGTGTTAAGTTCGCTGCTTGGTAAGCCTTCATTGTGTTAAGTGCTACCCAGTACAATGGTAATTTATCTTTACTCACTTTGCTACTCCCCAGTTAATACCAGTCCCTACATCAATCTTTGAGGGTATTTTCATTTCTGGTACGCAGTTTTCCATAATATCTTTAATTTTTGCAATGTCTTCTTCTCGAGCAATCGAGAAACATAATTCATCGTGCACGGTAAGCATAGGGATATACCCTGCTTTAGCGCACTGCAACATCGCCATCTTAGTCTGGTCAGCACTTGAAGCCTGAATTAAACGGTTTAGTGCTTTATAAGTATTCGCTACCCGGTAAAACTTAGGGTTCCGATACTCCCAGTCCTTTTCACGGTCCTCGACTGGCACCTCCAGTATTGCCGCCCACTCTCTTTCCAACCTGTCTACATGCAAAAACTCAGATGATTTACTGCCGTAGACTCCTTTCTCACGCATAGGGAACCTGCATTTACGCCCTAAGAGCGTTTTAATCTCTTTACGTGTCTCAGCGGCCTGAGAAACCGCACTCGCAATCTGGCGTATAAATGGCACCTTCTCATCGTATTCGTTCCGTATCTCTCTGGTCTCGCTCATTGAGATATCACCTAGGACATTCGATAGCTTACCTAGCCCCATGCCATACATGATTCCCAAGTTAATTGTCTTGGCTACTGTGCGCTCTACATCCGCTAAATCTGCGACCATCTGATGAAAATCAAGATCATCTTTCTGGTATTGCTGTACGATTTCGATGACCCTATGGTCTTCCCTGGTCGAAGGTGTGAGAGAAGCGTAGTGCATCAACCACCGTGGTTCCTGAGCCGAATAGTCAAAGCTACCCCACTGGCAGTCCTCTTCCGGGAGAAACAGTCCCCGAATCATTTCTTTTATAGCAGGGTGACGAGCAGGTACTTGCTGTAAATTGGGGTGACTAGAAGAAAATCTTCCTGTAACAGTCCCTCCAAGCTCAGAACGTAGCTGATTAAACTCACAATGAATACGGCCATTATGCTGATGGCTAAGAATAGTATCCACAAATGTGGTATTGGCTTTGTTAAATTCCCTGATTTCCAAGATTTTACCCGCGATCGGATGTTCGTGATTGCTGAGGAAATGTTTTGTAAAGCTAGGTGCATTCGATTTTTTAGTGCGTTCATATTCTAACCCCAATGTGTCAAAAGCCTTTGCAAGGCTAGTTGCGTTCCATGGTTCTATAAAGAAGCCTACTTCTTTCTTTACTTCATGTAATAGCTTCTTTTCCTTGCCCTCTAGAAACTTCTTCGTTTCATCTGCCTTATCCAAGTCTACCCTGATTCCTCTCTTCCGCATGTCGAAAATAATAGGTATCAGAGATTGCTCCAGATCCAAAATGTCCTTACATCCGTCTTGTATCAGGTTTTTATGGAGCACAGCCCACAGATCATAAGTCAATCTAGCATCTGTCTCAGCATAGTTCGCTACTCTAGCAGCGGGTAATCTCCACATCTCTTTCTTCGCATCTACCCCGTGTTGCCCCGCAGTATCCTTCAATTCCTTATCGGCTTTGCGTTGCCCAAGATACGTGCTCCCCACAGAGTCTAACGAATAGCTGAAACGGTTTTCATCCAGTAATGCTGCGGCAATCATGGTATCCATAACCGTGCCTTTGACCTCAATACCCTCTGCATGTAGCCACCCCAGATCATATTGGGCGTTATGAAACACAACATCCATCTCATGTTTCAACTGGTCTTTCAACCACTTAGCTACCATTTTAGGGCTCAGGTTGCCTCGGCCTTCATGTCGTATAGGGAAGTACCACTGGTTGTCTTTTGATGCGACAGCGATACCGATTAGGTGCCCATCGTCCCTGACCCATCCCGGTCCTTTGCTCATCAGGTTAGGATCCTTGGTCTCTACGTCAATCGCTAATAGTTTTTCTTTAGATAAATCAGGAAATGATTCTGGAGGTGTCCAGATTTTTTCGTCAAATACGAGTTCTTCTTGCATTATATTTGATAGTACTTATTGCTTTCTGGCTCCATCAAATGGAGCGTCTGTTTCGCTCGAGTCACGGCAACATAAAATACCCTGTGCTCTGAGTCTGGATTTTCGTTGTATGCGTTATATGCTGCTGGAGATAAATCTGGAATCACTACCACATTGTCGCACTCGCCCCCTTTCATCGAATGTATAGTGCTGATTTTTATCCTTGGGTTCTTCACATTATCTCCACGTTTTAAGGCATTTAGAATGTAATTCTGAGATTCTACATCAACCTTGTCAAGTGCTTGGTGCCACCGCATGGTATCGTCAACTAACATCCCTAATGCATTTTGAGCGTCTTCTATCGTCACTTCAGTCTCAGGATCCAATGCCATCATCATTTTCGATCGAGCACTGTAACCCCTTTTAAATCCCTTACCCACACTCATAAAGGTATAAATGTTCCGTAACGCATTGACATCTATCTTGCCCTCTTTACAGAACCTTTCCCAATCAAGTATCGCCTGATAAGTCTTAGGGGGAATACTGGGGTGACCATATCGACTGTATACCCATCCCTCCTTACGCAACATATCTGCATAGCCGTTAGCAATGTGATTAGTCCTCGCCATGATGCACCACTCCCCACTCTCGAGCGGTAAGTCCCATAAACTCTGGTGGTGTTGCACCGAACCTGCTTCATCCTTCGCACTCCATTCCTTGGGAGCCCGACCCCTGATCCGTGAAACAATCCGTTGAGCCTCGAACCATGGCTCCTGTGGCAACCGATATGACTTGCTTAATACCTCTTTTTCTTTAGTCGCAGTAAGAAACCGCCTGACATCCGCCCCTTGGAAACCCATAATCGCTTGGTCATCATCGCCTGTAAATATTTGTATTCTGGGTTTTTTACGTAGAATATCGACCATGTCCCACTGTAGGGTAGACAAATCTTGTGCTTCATCCACAAACAAAGCATCTACATCAGCAGGAATGCCACGGTCAATAAAGTTCTCGATCATGTCTGTAAAATCGACCTTGCCGTTTACGCTCTTATAGTTCTCGTAAGCACGGATTAAACGAGTAAGCTCCTCCCAGTAAAGGCCATAACTTCTTGTCAGGTTCAAGGCTTTTTCCGTGTCAATCCGCATGCTACGCCCTAGCTGATACACGCCCAGATATTGGTCGCCTTTGGATATACCCAGCACATCAAAGTCAGATTCCTGATTAGTCTGTACTCTGGCATTAAACGATATGCCTACTGCATTGCCGACAGCCCTTAAATCACTGCCTCGAATGACATCATCTTTCTTGTATTCCCCCGCCCGGAACGCCATAGAGTGTAACGTCTGGAAATACGGTAACGAGTCCTCTGAAACCCCTAAGTCCCGACAGACACGCTCTTTACTTTCCTGTGCTGCTTTGCGGGTAAACGATACGCAAGCTATCCGCTCAGGTGGTATGCCATCCTCAATGCATTGCTTGACTAGTAATGTATTGGTATGCGTTTTGCCACATCCTGGCGGTCCTAGAATCGTTTTTATCACTTTTTTTACTCTACCCTCCAAACTCTGACAAAATCACCCTTGTCCAATGGGTGTTTAGTAATGGATCTTGAAGTAAGTTTTATTCCTAAAGTTTTAGTTAATCTTCTAAAATGCCCGTTATGATATTTTTTTTTCTGAATAACAAAACTGTCACCCACTTCCATGTTCCGTAAAAGTTCATAATGTTTTCCTTGTGGTATCGGAATATTTTTCTCTATCTTTAATTCTTCCATTTTGTCTCCTTTGATACTTTTTACATAAAGGGTTGCTTTTTGTAAAAGTGTCTAAAACGGTGCATCATCTTCAAACGTCACATCAGGTAACTCTACCTCTCCACGCTCAGGCTCAGGAATAAACCAAACACGGCATTTACGCCAGTTATCCCGGTTGTCTTTAAATCTGTACTCCTTGTCAGCTACGTCCCCACCATTTAGCTCTTTGAGCCGTTCCGTAATCTGGCCTCTGGTGTATTGGGTAAATCCGTTCCTTTTCAGAAACTCCTGTAGCGAACTTAACTTGAAATATGTAATCCCATCATCCGTCCATGGCTTACCCGTAAGTAGTTCCTCTGGGCTATGTGCTCGAATACGGCTTGTGCAATACATCTCTAGCAGTTCCTGAAACTGACCTTTCTGGGTCAACTCTTCAGGCACCGAGATCCGTGTAGCACTGTCCAACAGGTTGTCCACCAAGTCACGCCAGTCGCCCTCTTTCATGCGAATAGGCATCTTGTACATCTGTTCCATAGCTGCTCTCTGGAATTCGACCTGCATCTGTAATTGCCGTGTAGATAGTTCCAGTCTCGCCCCATCAACGTCCACGAACCATACAGGGGGCTCCGATTCCACGACCGTCAGGCCGCCGAGTATAGGAAATGCCTGATGACTTGCTATGCCAAACTTACGGCTCCGACACAGCCCACGGTTACAGTGGCTACACAGGGGCTCCTGTTTGCACATGTAGTAATAATCTTTCTTTTCCAACCGCCCTTGCATATCCACTATGTCTTTAGCGGGTAAAGGTGGGTTACAGTAGTTTTGGTTGTGTGCCTCGAGCTTCTCTTTCCAGTCCGACGGAGAACTCAACTTGTAGTAAATGCCAATATTCATCAGCGTCTGGTTACGTCCCCCCTCTGGGATCCCGAATTCTGTTAATTTCTGCAAGCAGGGAGGACCGCTAGGTAATACGTTTTCCTCTTCATGAATCTTGAAATCATCTAATTGCTTAGGCGATAAGATTTTTTTCTCTACCAGTTCAATAAATTCTTCCAGAGAGTATGCCTCTCCATCATTCTTTATTGCGTACCGGGTAGGGTATTCTGCGTTAAAATACGGCAGATTTATAAAGTTACCGACATCACCTCGCTCTATCTTGACCTCTTCCTGTTTAGGAAATATCTCACACCCACCAAATCCTAACGCAGATGCAAACTCTGCCAACTTATCTCGCATGTCCGCCGCAGATATCTTTTCCTTCACAAACATAAAACAGTGCGCCCCGCCACTCTTCGAGCGGCAAGTCACCAAAGGCAACTTTAGGCGCGTAATCTTTTTCTTTAACTGAATCAGGTCTAGGTTGTAATCATCAATATCGAGAGCCCCAAACACACAGTTGTTAGTCTCATCAATAGGTATAGTTCCGATCCCACGCTGACCGCTGAAATGTTTTTCCACCAGTTCAACGGTCAACGGTTCACGGACAATGAAACTTTTCGCCTTCATTTTCCCGTTTTTTGCACTATCGAGCACGGTCGTTTGACCATGTGCCGTGGTACATCCAGAAAAATACAAAAAGAATTTTTGTGCTAAACTCATAAAAAATGCCCCCCGAAGGGGGCACACCTCACTAGAATGGGACTTCTTCGTCCGAACCAATTTGTGCTTGCTCCTGGCTGGGTGGAGCAAGTGCAATGGAACCGTCTTTCAGGGCTCCGCTAAATTCCTTAGCTTCCTTAAAGACGTTCAGTTCCTTGACAGTCCCTTCAAGTGTGAAGTTCAGATTGTACCAAGACCCCTTATCGTTGGATTCCTCGATAGTGTTGACACGGTACATGCATGCAAAAGACGGCATGGTGTTGCCTTCAATCTTCTGCATGGACATCAGAGAATTCCAGATTCTCGATTTTTTAAGACCAGTTTTCTTCAAATCCAGTACCGCTGATTCCAGTGCACCATCGTCGTGTACAATCTTGACGTAGTGCTGTGCGGTACGGACTAGCTCGTTGCCAGACTTCAGCATCTCGATGTTGTTTTCATCTCGCTGCGCCTCAGCAATCTGGGGGTCGTTAGCAGGTATCTCTCCCACAAAACCACCGCCCGAAGCCCTGGGGATAAATTCCAAGAACTTCATTTGATAGTAAACTGGGATAACTACCAGACCTTTTTCGCCTTCCCAGTATTCTTTGGTCACGGTATTGAATATGTCACCCGCCGAAGCCCCATTGATAAATTCACTATCATTCTTCTTTATCTGTGGACTCAGTGGCTGTATCGCCCGAATGAATGGCATTTGCAGGTCTTCAGCACCTACTTCCTCCATCCCCATGTTTGCGTTTTCCAAAAACGCTTCTTGCAATTCCTTGCTTATTTTTTCTTTGCTCACGGCCATTATTTAACTCCTTTAATCACGGCTGTTGTTCCTAGGTATGCGTTGAATCTTTCTAGATCTACTGTTTCGCCATTCTCTATCGACTCTCTTAGCATCTTTTTCAAGGTTTGAGGCTCGACCCAAGTTTTAGCCGTGGTCTGAAAACCATTGCCTTCCAGTTCTGCCTGTAATGACACTGCCTTAGCATCCTCTGATACACCGAAAGAGATACTGACATCATTCTTGATGAAGTCGCCCTTTCCGATATCCCGTAGGTATTGCAAGGCCATTGCCTTTTCAGTGGGGTCTTTTGGCATCGTGGCTGATACAAATTGTTTCAGACTGACGGTATGACCATCCGCTTCCACCTTGTCCAATCCCATCTCTGCCATTTTTGCTGGAATAAGCTCGAATAGGTATTTGTTCAGTTGAGCTTTCGCCTTTTTGGTTTGTTCCTCAACGTCCTCGATACCGCCTTTAAGCTTGTTTGCCTCTGCAATCAAATCGCTCAGTTCACTACCGCCCTCTGTGGTGAGGTCAGCAAATTTCTCGCTCTCAGCTTTTATTGCATCTAGTACTGATTCACTCATTCAAGTATTTCCTCTTCAGGTTGTTAAGTCTCCGATCCCACCGCGAACACGTATATCAACTTCGTAATACATGCGCTCGATTTTGTCCCACTTCAACAGCTTGATCCGACCATTGTTCCGATCGGATGCCACTGCAAAAGAGATTCCAATAATGGCGGGGTCACCCATAGCCAACAAATAATCATCGTCACCGAAGTGCTGTAGCTTTCGTTTAATTTGAGAAACCATACGAGCGGGATTCAGGTGTACCTGATCAGTTGGAGAAGACAAAGGGATAAGCTCACCCCATTTGAGCGCAGACACGATATCTGCTCTGGGGTTTTCTTGAGTAACATAGACTGTCATAGCTTTCTCCTTGGCTTTCTGATAGCGAATATATCGAAGTTACCATCTATTTGCAACCACATCTGAAATAATGGTATGCTTCAACATATGTCGAAATATGAATTTAAAACAAAACCGTTTGAACATCAAGCGGCTGTGCTAAAAGAATCGTGGAATCGCGTGAACTACGCATTCTTTATGGAAATGGGCACAGGAAAGTCGAAAGTCTGTATAGACAACGCAGGGATTCTGTACGAACAAGGCAAGATCGACACGTTTATTGTGATAGCTCCGAAAGGGGTATACCGAAACTGGGCGAACCTAGAGATACCTACTCATTTACCCGACAGGATAGAACGGACTACCGTGGTCTGGAAACCTGCACCGAACAAAAAAGAAACACAGGTGCTGATTGACTTAATGGAAAAGTCCGAACAATTACGCATATTCATCATGAATGTAGAAGCGTTGAGCACTGCGAAAGGCGTGAAGTATCTCGAGAAACTTCTGATGCACTCTCGAGCTATGTTAGCGGTCGATGAGTCTACTACTATCAAGAGCCCGAAAGCCAGAAGAACCAAAGCACTTATCAAACTCAGTCAGTACGCTATGTTCCGTAGAGTTTTATCAGGCTTCCCGGTGACGCAATCACCAATGGATCTCTGGGCACAATGCCGATTCATGGACGAGCGATTGTTGGGAGATTGTGGGAAAAGTTTTCATCAATTCCAACATAGGTACGCAATCATGAAAAAACGTAGCGTAGGTTCGCACTCTTTTAACATGGTTGTCGGTTACCGAAACCTCGAACAGCTTACGCAAATTATTAATGGTTTCTCGTCCAGGGTGTTGAAGAAAGATTGTCTGGACTTACCTGAGAAAATTTATACGCAACGAAATATTAGTATGACTCCTGACCAGAAACGAATCTATAATGACCTTAAAGAGTATGCCATGGCACACTTGGAGGATGAGGAGTTTATGACTGCGAACAATGTCATGACCCAGCTACTGCGTATGCAACAGGTTTTGTCCGGGCATACCAAATCGGATGAGGGAAACACTATTGAGGTAAGTGATAATCGCCTCAGTGAGTTACTCGATTGCTTGGAAGAAGTAGAAGGCAAAACGATTATCTGGTCACGATTCCGATACGATGTTGTCCGTATCGAAGCCTCCCTCGCACAACTTTATGGTAATGATTCTGTTGTCAGTTACTTTGGGGATACTACTGACGAGGAACGAACCACGGCCATTGAACAATTCCAGAATGGGGATGCTCAATACTTTGTAGGGAACCCGCAAACTGGCGGAATGGGTATCACCCTGACCGCCGCACAAAACATTATTTACTTTTCAAACTCTTTTGATCTGGCTGTACGTACCCAGTCCGAGGACCGGGCTCACCGTATTGGTCAGAAAAACAACGTGACATACATTGATTTTATCTGTGAGGGCACGATTGACGAGCGTATAGTAAAAGCTCTCCGTAATAAAATGGACATCGCCAGCGTGGTGATGGGGGAGGAACTAAAGGAATGGTTAAGGTAATGGCTGCAAGTTTACTACTAATCGCCGAGCAATCGAAAACAGGCGAATTTAACTACTTAAAATTTGAAAAGGTATATGACTCACTGACCTTGGAGCAAAAACAATGGCTCCTGAACCAGTGGTCTGACGCTTTGAACGCTGAACTGGAGTCCGTTCAAAGTGAGATAAAGAAGACTCCATTCAATCATTCTTTTTGGGAGAAACATAATGCCTGACATTAAGAAATATAAGTCTGTAGCTGTGCCAGTTGATACTTGGCAAAAACTGTGGGAAATTGCACAAAAGAGCCACCGTTCACCTTCACAGCAAATCTCATTTTTTGTGGACGAAGCTTTAGCAAAATCTTCTGATGACAAAAGCGAGGTAGCATAACATGAGCAAGAAAGAAGAAATAAAGACAGAAGTTACTGATGATGACTTTTATGGGCTGTTAATGACAATCACCGAGCAATGTGATGGTATCAGTGATTCACATAAAACGGTCATGTTATTACGTGCTGCTTCTGAGTTTGGGGGCTCGAGACTGGGGCTCGAGACTACCAGTTACATAGTCTCAAAGATGCTGACGGTGATGCTTGGTTTCAAAAGCCAACATGGAGAACATGCTTTTCAGGACCTGATTAAGTTTATTGACTCCATGGACGAGTCTGATGAAATCAGGCACTAAGGTTCATTTTTCATCAGCCCGATCTAACTGGGCTACTCCCCAAGCGTTCTTTGACGAGTTGGACAAAGAATTCAATATTGCTTGGGATGTCTGCGCCGAACACCACACAGCTAAGTGCCCTGGTTACTGGACCAAGGACGATGATGGGCTGTCTAGGACTTGGGAGGGGGTTTGTTACATGAACCCTCCCTATGGGCGTGAGATAACGAAATGGGTCAAGAAAGCCTATGAATCCTCTATTCAAGGCGTGACTGTGGTGTGTTTGCTACCTTCCAGGACAGATACCCGGTGGTGGCACGATTACGTCATGTTTGCTGATGAGATTCGTTTTGTGAAGGGGAGACTCAAATTCGATGGGCACAAGAACAGTGCCCCCTTTCCCAGTGCTGTAGTGATTTTTAAAGGCGTTAAAAGAACCGCTGAAGATGCTCGGCATTGGGCACTCCAGAATTGTAGTTAAATCTTACTTTCATATGAGTCAATAATTTTCTCCCTGTAATCCAAGAGACTTTGTCCCCGAAGCATGATCCTGTTAGGTGTATCAATAGTCTTAGCTTTACCTTTTCTCCAGATGCTAAAGTCTTTTTCTTTTGTACTAGGATCAACTGAATCATATCCAAATAACGATAATCCAATCTGTTTTACCCAGACATTTATATCGCGCATCCTGCCTACACCGCCCGGTTGGACTTTGACACACATAAATCCCATCAATTTCCAGAATTGGTTCGCAGCGATATCTGAACCACATCGAAGTTGAATACCCGGTAACCCGGAAATCTGTGATAAATCCTCAAGCATTTTACATAAGGCAGCACCATACCAGTTCCCTCTCAGGTCGTATTCTATACATGCCTGATGAATTCTTAAATTCTGGGATGTGGTGAAACTACCGTGGTACAAGTACCCCGCCGCCTCGCCATTAACCAATGCCAGGAGAATTCTGGATTTATTTATTTCCCGCTCAAATACTTGAGTAGGATAAAATGATAAATTTTCTGCATTTTTTTTCTGCAAATAATCAATAAATTTTATTTCAGATATCTTCGCATACCTTATTTGAAGCTCTTCTCTAGACCCCACAATTCACACCATCCATTCTGAGGTTCCCATTATCATTGTTAAAAGCACAATCAACATCAACAAGTCATGCTTGTCCATTTCACGCATACCCCTTCTCCTCCATATATGCTCTTATGATTTCCGCCGCGACTTGCGGGACGATGGCATTTCCGATGGCGCGGAGTTTGCCCACTCTGGCGGATACCCCATAAGCCAAAGGCTGAATTCCGGGTTTAATTGGGCGGATTTTTTTGTCTTTGCAGTAGACCCAGACGATCCCGTCCCATTGTCCGGGCTCCCCTTCACCAGTTGTACCGCTACATCCAACGTGTCTGTCGATAGCTTCCCATTCCTCGTTCTGCCCCCCTGATAACCCCCCTTCCAGTCCCTTGTCGCTGGGGTCGGCCATGTCGCTGCCGCATCCGTCAGCGTCATCCCCTGATTCATTTTGCCGTTCTTGTATTTCGCCCTCCCGCTCGACTTTGAGTCCGACACTGTCGTTGTCGGCCACGATGTTGCTAACCTCACCATGTCCCGAAGGTTCGCCCCGAATGTCAGATTCGGATTCGTCTTCGAGATCCTTTGGCCTTTCTCGTTCAACTGGGATGGTCCTCCCGTCCCGTCCGTGGTTCTGGGGGTCGGCCATGCCGATTCCGTTAACTTTACTACGTCGTCCAGACTCGCCCCGAATGTCAGATTGGGATTCGTCTTCGAGATTCTCTGACCCTTCTCGTTCAACGTGCCCCCTCCCTTGTAATCTCTGGTTCTGGGGGTCGGCCATGCTCCCTCTGGCAGATGCAATATCATCTCCGACAGGTATCCCGATTCCCGATTCGTTGCTTCCCTCGAGGGACGTATCTGCTTGCGATCGATTACGTCCATTGTGTTCGGTGTCGGCCATGTTTCTACCATCAATGACGCTACTGCCATCAGTCCGTTCTGGTAGTCCTCCCGATATCTCCCGCATGCTTTCGTCCCGTCCGTTGTCATTGGTGTCGGCCACGAACCAGAGGCGTTGCCTGATGTGCGGGGCTTTGACGCTACAAGCTGGAAGTATTCCCGACCCAATGCGGTAACCTTCGTCTTCCAAGTCATGCGAAACAGCGTCGAGCCATTGATATTTTTCGCCAACCGCTGATGCAACCTGTTCGCCAAAGACCGTGTCAGGTCTAACGACTTTGATGAGATTGAACCAGACAGGCCATAAGTTCCGCTCTTTGTCGCTTGCCCCTTTCTTGTTTCCCGCGACGCTAAAAGGCTGGCATGGGCATGACCCCGTCCAGACCCTTCTGTCTCCCCAGTTTGCCAGTCTGAGGGCATAGACCCATCCGCCAATTCCTGCGAAGAAGTGGCACTGGGTGTATCGAATAAGCTCATCTGGGTCGATGGTGTTGATGTCTCTTTCATCTACCTCTCCTGGTGGTATATGTCCGTCCTCCACAAGCTGTCTCAACCAACTCGCTGCATACGGATCCCATTCATTATAGAAATTCATTTCAACTTTTCCAATAGTTCCATCAGACGGAGGACGATCTCCTCGTCCTCCTCCGATTCCGTGTCTATCTCTATTTCAAACCGTATCTTCAAACGAACACTACCCCACTCGCTATTCGGCCACCATTCACACCGTAGATCCGTGCAAGACGATTGTATTGCCTATCCAGATCCACAGGTCGCCGTCCTTCACCCCAAGTGCGCTCCTCCAAATAAATCTTCATCGTTACCTTGTCCTCGGCCTCTGGCTCAAATACCAATGATACCCCATTGTTCCAACCCACCTCGGTTCGCGGTCCCTTGTCCATCCAGTCATCATAATGCTCAGACCTCGTATTCGTATCCAACGTATCATACTTGCGACCCAAAATGGCCGATACCTCCGATACCAGTTCCATCAAATGCTGACCTTCATTCATCTCATTCAACGCATCTGCAAAATCAATTACTACTCCCATTACTCTCTCCTTTCTCTAGTTGCTTTCGTACCAATTCCAGAAAACCTTTCAACTCTACCTTCGCCTCATAGCGAGTAGGGTGCATAGCCGTAATTTTTACCATGGCACCATCATGATATAACATGCCTTGCCATTTATAATCCTCGTTACCCCACTCCCATCGCTTGAATTCCAGTTTCAAACTCACGATATACGCTCCTTCGCTAAACTGAATTCATCAACAGCAGAATCAAAGTAATACTCCTCAAGATTCACAAACAACGCATCACGAACCTTGACCCAGTCCGTCATCCGATCATGCTCAAGAATGTCCATCAGCAGATTCGTAGCATGACAGTCGAACTTGTCGTCCTGGTTGAATAAACTCTCCCACAACTCGTCCTCCTCCCTCGCCATGTGAATGTACGCTTGCCGTTTCTCAGCCTTGGGTACATCGTCCCAGGATATGTATTGATAGGCTAAATCCGTAATGTGTTGTTTTGAGTCCACCTCTTGCCCCCGCTTAATATTCTCAATTAATTTTTCAGCCATCTTTAACATTATACCGTACCCCCTACCTTAATCGTTTCTTCCTCCGAAGACTCTTCCAATATCTCTAACGCCGCATCAAGATCCCTGTGCCACTCCACAGGTGGGTCATCAGATAAAGTTTGACGGATTGCCCTCAACACTTTTGCATGTTCTTCAGGCGATAAGATGATGTGTACTAGATGTTTCAAAACCTTTCTCCTTTCTTGAAAATTTGATACTATCACAAAAAGATACAGTCTAACAACCATGGGACAACATTAGTTTGTCCCTATATAGGGGTCTCAGATCAAAAATGAGTTTTGTTTTTGAAAAATGGACACGAAAAAGTGAGAAACTGGGACGAAAGTGTTGGGTAGTGAGATAAGTGATTGAATATATTAGTGAAAAAGCATTGTCATCCGTCCCACACCTCGTCCCACCTCGTCCCGAAACATGGTTCATCGTCCCGGTTTGTATAGCGATTTTGTCCGACGCGCATGATCCCCTTTGAAAAATATTTTTATTTTGAACCTGAAAAACCGTATATAGGAAACTAAATGAAGAAGACAAAAGAAGATTACTTTAAGAAAAAATCTGACCGTATTGCCGAAGAACTAGAAGAATCGTATGGGCGCAAGCTGACCAACAGACAAAAAGAGTTTGCTCGATACTACGTAGAGGGCACCCACTCAAACGCTGAATGTGCTCGACTGGCTGGATACTCCGATAAAGACAGTAAAGCTCGTAACAGGGCGTATGCGTTACTTAACGAGAAAGAATTCCCTCACCTGGCGGAGTACATATCCGAATTGCGAGAAGACCGAGAGAAAAAATACGGGGTGACACTATTCGGTCAGCTAAAAAGATTTCGAGACTTATCGCTCAAGGCAGAAGAAGAAAACCAGTTTTCCGCGGCGGTCAACGCTGAGAAGATTCGTTCATCATTGGGCGGATTGACTATAGACCGTAGAGAAACTAATCATTATCACGCAATCGAAAACATGTCTCGAGATGAGATAGAGAAACGGCTGGCTGAATTGCGAACAAACCATCCCACAGCCTTTGAAGGCGAGTACGAGGTAGTCAATGAGCCAGAAACCAGAGACCCTGTTTTGGAACAACTTGAAGAAATCCCTGCCGAAGACATGGCACATATCAAGGATTGAAAACCGCTTTGGAGGGGGGATCCCTGACGTATATATCTGCGCTGAAGGTAAATCCTTCTGGTTAGAACTTAAAGTTACAAAAAATCACAGAGTTTCTATCTCTTCACACCAAATAGCGTGGCATTACGCACATTATCGTGCAAAAGGTGTCTCTTTCTTCCTTGTTAAGACCCTCTCGTCCCCTACCCTATATTTGTTTGACGGGGTTCGGGGTCGGGAGTTACTGGACCAAGGTCTTCGGGTCGGGGTTCGGGATTCGGGGTGCCCGGTCGGGGATTCGGGGCTCCCGATTCGGGGTTCGGGGTCGGGGATTTCGGGTCGGGATTCGGGGGCTGATGATTCGGGGTCGGGGTTTGGGCTGGTGGTTCCCTGTGCCTGGTCTGGGGACAGTCATACTGGGTTGGTAGAGTTCTTGGTCCAGGATAAAAAACCCCCGGCGTGATGCCGGGGTAAAGAGAGATTCGTTATTCATCGATCGAATCTACTTTTTCTTGCACTGCCTGTCTGAAATTTTTCCGCATTTCTTGAATATTTTCTGGCGAACGAAAGAACGCTATATATTGGCATTGAAAAGGTATTTCATCATTTATAGTAGCAAACATAGTGATCGAACCATCGTCATTATACTTCATACCCGCATGAATATTCGCATAAAATCCGTTTTTTCCTAATATATCTGGCATTTTCTACCCCCTATAGTATGTCAATTAATTTATTTTTGAAGACCTGAACCGATGCATGATCGTTATCCAGGACGGCACAGGCAATCTTTTCAATTAGATTATGAATTTTTGAAGATCTATCGAATTGGGCATCAAACCGTTTTAAATCTTCGCCGTCTTCAAATTCCCGATCATTAAGATAGCTATTTTCGATATAATCACTAATCTTGGTTAATTCTTCTATAATAACGTCCTCTACCGATTCGACGTTATACGTTTTTACATCTGATAATGATAGATTATTAAGTAAGAATACGAACGTCTGTTGATCCCATTCTTTTACGAATGTATTGAATGGAAACGGATAGTCCTCGAACTGCTCCAAATGATATGCGTATGATTCTAAAAAGGTATGATAGTCCGATTCAATCAAGTAGCTAAGATTACTAACAACATTCGGCAAAGTAATGGGAAAATAATCCCCCGTTTCTTTTTTTACTTCTTGTTGATTTTCCGCCCATAATGCGACCGCGTTCAAAATTATGGATTTATGTTCATCTATTGAATACATGTTTATTCCTCCCCTGAATCAAATTCTAAGCCTAATAGCGAGCATAATTCTTCATAAGTCTCTTGCCCACTTGACGACATACGCTGATGTTCCCACCCTAAATCGTCTACCAGGACAATGATTTTTTTCATTTTTTTAATTGATATCTGCATTTGTTTATTCCTCTATTTAATTGTTGCATTACCATGTTATCCCATGTATTATCATATTTCAACAATTGATTAGAGGTAATTGAAAATGAAAACAGCATTCACCAGAAAATCTGGTAATAAAAAAGTAGGCAAAATCGCCACTGTAAAAGTAGAAAAAAAATCGTGTCCCCCATCATGTGGACTCTATGATGTATGTTACGGTAAAACTGGTCCTTTATCATGGCATTGGGACGACGTTGAAAAACTGCCCGAGTCTTCATGGGATTCTACCATGCATCAGATCGCTGCATTACCTATTAATGCAAAATGGCGATACGGTGAAGTAGGCGATCTACCTGGCGACGGCGAAAAGATAGATCGTAAAAAACTACGCCAACTAGTAAAGGCGAATGAAGGTAAAAGGAATATCACTTACACTCACAAACATAAATACGCCCATCAGAGAAAAACTCTCAAATGGCTATACGATGAAATGAAATTCACTTTTAACTTATCGGCCGATAGTTTAGATCATGCCGATAAACTAGCAGATCTCGAGATTGCTCCCGTTACTGTGACATTGCCTTGGACCTTTAAAGGTCATAAAACCACCACCAAAAAAGGACGAGTGGTTAAGGTATGCCCAGCGCAATTAGTCGAGGATATGACTTGTGAGAAGTGCATGATCTGTGCAAAACGTGATCGCGACACAATTGTTGGTTTTGTCGCACACGGTGCGAGGAAACGTCGCATCACGTAAAGATCCCAATTCGGGATCTTCACCCGAACCGGGGAAATACCTCTTCCCGGTTCGGGTTTTTTTTGTCCAGGATTCGGGATTCGGGATTCGGGATTCGGGGTTCGG